TCAAAACCAGATCGACCAAAAATCGACGGAAGTTTCGTCAAACCCCGGCGTTTTCTTGCGTGGGTTGCAACCAGCGCAGCACGCGGGCGACTAGAAGTACTGTTCATTGAACAGAAATCTCTACGTGAGCAACTCACTGAAATCCTCCAAGAAGATGAAGACTACACCTGGACCGAAGAAGGTCTCGCTAATTTCTCAATTAAGATCAGCCGTAAAGGTACTGGCCTTGAGACGACGTATTCGATCCTTCCAAAGGTTCGTAAAGTACCAGAAAAAGTTAAATCCGAATGGGAATCTCAGCGAACAAGTATATGGCTCCCCAACTTCTTTGAAGGGAAAGATCCTTTTGCTGGATCTGAAACTGATGAGAAAGGCCTACCGGCTGGTGGAGTTGACAAACGAGGAAGTACCGTACTACCAAAGAAAGCTACAGCAAAAGTAAATGAGGACACTGAATTCTAATGCCTAACTCACTTGATAATCTACCTGCTGAAATGCAGGCCAGGATTGCAAATATCCTGTCTCAAGGTCAAGCCCATGCCCATGAGCAAGCAATGCCGCAACAACCACAACAAGCAGCGGTTGCTAGACCTGATCAAACTGCATTAGCTACAAGACCACCATCTTTAATGGATCATATTGTAGCTTTAAGGCAAGAAGTGGCTGTGCTTTCACAACAAATGCAAGCACTTGGACAAGTAACTGATGCTGTCGGCAATGCCGTTGGACAGTTATATGACATGTTTCAAGTCCAAACCCAGCCTACAAATTACAGCACAACGTTTCAAGCGCAAAAACCGGGCATGAACGACGATGACGAATTCTGATATACCTTATCGTATTCAGACACCATCAGGTTATCGGAAATATCTTTGTTCAGGCCTTTACTTACCTTCAGTAACAACTGTTCTATCTGCCACTGAGACTGAGAAGTCTAAAGCTGGATTGAGAACATGGCAAGCTAATAATCCTGGAGCACTGGAAGCGGCTGGTGCTAGAGGATCTGCTATCCATAAGTGTTGCGAAGATCACATTAGAGGAATTCCTATTGAATGTCCTGAAGAATATCAGGGATTCTGGAACGGGATGCCCCAATACCTTGACTGGTTTGATACCATACATTGGTCAGAGCGTCCTTTGAGACGTGACTGGTATCACTTACGAAGCGATGATAAGGAGGTTTCATTTGTCTGGAGCACTGAACACAAGTATGCAGGTTGTCCTGATCTTATAGGAGAGATTGGAGGCGTTAAGGTTATTGCTGATTTTAAAACTAGCAATGGACCTTATATGAATAGATTCCCTGATAGGGGGGATCGAATGGGATTTGGAGGCTTCAGGAAATATCAAAAGTGTGCTCAACAGATGGCAGCTTATCGGCTTGCATTAGCAGAACGCACTGGTTATCGATGTGATGTTGCTTTGATTATTGTTTCAACAGAATCTATTACTCAAGGTATATTCATTGATAGTGATCAAATGGAGTTATATGAATCCCGTTTCTTAAAACGAGCAAACCAATTCCACGAAATGGAAACTGAGAATGAAAATAAAGATTGCAGTACACAAGAATTGCAAAAACAAGACTAACCCTCAAAAAGTTGCTAAGGGTTGGTCAAACATTGTTGAAGATTTAAATTGGCTAGAGGGATGGGTACGTGCTGGCTATGGCTGGTGCTCTACCCATTTCCATCAGCGCCATCGTAAATCTGAAAACGCAAGTGGCAGCAACATGATTGTTGTTGACATTGATGGTGACACAACACTAGATGCTTTCTGGGCTACGGATACTGCTAAGGCTTGGTGCGCAGCTACCTATACTTCTGCTAGTCATAGCCCGGAAGAGCATAGATTCAGGGCTTTGTTCCCATTAGAGATTCCATTAACTACTCTCAATCAACATAAAGGTGCATACTGGTTAATTGCTGATAGATTAGTTAGTGAACTAGGACTTACAGCGCTTAAAGATAACTGTGGCCAGAAACCTGAACGACTTTGGTATGGAAATACTGAAGCAATGTTTCATTGGAACCCTGATGCTCAAGTCCCTGAATTCCTATTAGAGACTATCGACTATGAAGAGCCCGTTGAATATACCAAAACGGATGTATCTGATCTAGATGTAGAACGTTGCCAGTGGCTACTACAGAACTTCCTACGGCCTTCAGATGATGGCGAGTATGAATCCATGTATGTACCTGTCATGGCTGCCTGTGCAGCTATAGGTACAGTGATGTTTGATACTTGGGTCGAATGGGTACTGAAGGGTCATCATGGAGAGAAAGAAGATAATATACGTCCATATAAATGGAAAGGTCTCGGTAACTACTCTGGACCTGCTAAGTTATACTCACTTGCTAAGAAGCAAGACTCTAACTGGACTAGGAATCTTCCCGATAACTTGAGGTTTAGAGCTGCAGGTGCTGCTGTTGGTTATACAGAAGTTGATCCTGTATTTGACATGGATAACATAATCGATTCAACCAAAGGAGAACCTATGGATATTGTCCCAGAGCCATTACCTGATGCTCAACAAGTCAAACGTAAAGGGCGTCCCAAGCGTTCCAACGATGATGCCGCTAAGGAACGTGAAAATGATGTCAAAAAAGTTAAGGAGATTCTTAGTGATCTTCGTAAGAATGAACTTACAGGATCGATTGAATACACTGGCCCTGTTGGAGAGACTATTGCTTTACAAGGTAATGACCTTGACCTGATGACTACCAAGATGGCCTGTGAACATGGCATCTTTATCCCTGAACCTCGGATTAAATCCGCTATCCAATATGCTGCTAGCAAAAATACTTATTGTCCTATTAGACGGTATCTTGATCATTGCAGTGCTCACAGTATTCCTCATAGTGATTGGTCACGTATTGGGCAAGTTTTCCTAGGCAACCGTCATCACATTGCGACACTAGCAATGCAACGAATGATGATTGGTGCAGTTGCTAGGGCCTATAACCCTGGATGCTCAATGTCTTGGTTACCAATCCTGGTAGGGGCTCAGGGTGTTGGTAAGAGTATGTTTAGCCGTTACCTTGTTCCAGACAAACTCTTTAGTGAAATTACAACTCCACTAGAGACGTTAATGAAAGAGCAGTATCGACTACATGTTGCATGGCTACTGGAGCTTCCTGAGATTGATAACTACTTCAATGCACGTAACATTGAGAACTTTAAAAATCTGGTAACAACTAGATGTGATGAAGTTCGCTTTCCTTATGCATCCTTACCTACTAAGTTGCATCGAAGGTTTGTTATGATTGGCACTACGAACCGCAATCAATTCCTTGTAGATAGTACAGGTAATCGTAGGTTCGTTCCGCTTGAAGTTGGTACTGGATTCCAAGTTCCTTGGCAAAGGCTTTCTGAAGAGCGGGACAGTATCTGGGCAGCAGCAGTTCAAGCTTACCGTAGTGGTGAAAGCTATGAATTCGATAGTGGTGAAATCGCTGCTATCGCTGAGTACATCCAGGAGTTCGGTGATCCTGACCCATGGATGGAAAAGATTGTTTTCTACATCTCCCAAAGAGCTGAGGTATCAGCTGCTGAAGTTCTAACGAGTGCTCTTGATCTTGATCCTAAGCAGCAAGGTCGTAGAGAATCCAGACGTGTAGCAGATGTACTACAAACGATGGGCTGGCGTCGTCTAGTTACAAGTAGAAAAGACAAAACTACTGGGAGGCAAAAGAGTGTACGAATTTGGCAACGCCCTAAGGATGATCCCTTGCCAGATGACCATATCCTAAATGACTTTTAAAAGGTAGCATTATGCTTGCTAAAGATATAAAAATTGGACTACGAGTAAAGGTATTAACAAATGACATGACTGCATTAGTAGTAGGTCAACCTGAGTACTACACACCCAAATCAAAACTAGTTCGTTTAAAGTACGAGAATAGTACAAGGTTTGAATACATGATTAATAATCGCATCGAACCACTGCCATTGGATCAACAGTATCCAGCACATGGTGGAACTTATGTTAAACCTGAAAATGATTTTTAATTATGGCTGAAGCTCAACCTAGTAGAAAAGTTGGAGGCCATGCCTATGGTCGCCGTTATCGACAAGTTTCTAATACAGCTGAAGAAGGTGAGCTGTGCCTATATACGGGACATGCAATTGGTAGATTCTCGTCTCATTCAATGAGATACGACAGTCACCAAGCATGTACTAGATGCGTTGCAGCTGCCAGAGAAGGTCGAATGTCATTAGATATAGATAGCCTTCTTAAGAAGAACCGCATTAAAGCACTCAAATTCTGGAGCCAAGTTGATATTGGTTCTCCAGATGAGTGCTGGTTATGGTCAGGATGTATCAATAATAGAACTAAGCAACCGCAATTTGCATGGAGGAGACATGGGATTTCTACCTCGACTCAGCATCACCCGCAGCGAGTGGCTATGTGGTTTAGTTGGGGTGATCTTGGTTTCACTGGCGTTAAAACCACATGCGGCGAAAAGTATTGCTGCAATCCATTTCATCTTATTCCTCAGTATATTGGTGTATTCGTCGATCAAGATTCATACGCAGAGAGCTTTGAGATGGCCTGTCAGCTTCAATCGCTTAAACAGCAAGTTGCGGAATATGTTCTTGAGCAAGCGATGAAGGAAGAAATGGAGAATGATGAACTAGATACAGATGTTGATATAGTATTGAATCCTAATACTGGTTACGATGAAAAATACGAAGCTGTTATGACTGAAATGCTAGCAGGTAAACATAGTACACAAGCAGATGCGGAAACCTCTGAGCTTCTAGATAATACGCCCGATAAAATTATAATGCCATCAGAACCGGAAGATTATTAATTATCTCACGAATTCCATAAATAACACTTATCCTTATTAAAGAGTCATTTTATTATGTCACGTCGAACAGATCTTCTAAAACAGCTTATAGCTTCTAAGAAATTTGGTGATGAAAAGTTTCAGGAGCAGAAATTTCTAGCTGTTACTGCTGAACTAATCCTTACTGATTTAATTAACATCGCTATCACTGGTGTTGAAAAGCATGGTGCTGGTTCATTGGTAATGAATATAAATGCTGCCGACGCTAATCAAGAAGCAGTATTTGTTTCTGGTGATGATATTGAACATGATATTGCACTTGCTGAATCAGCAGAAGATGAAGACACTCTCAAGTTCTTGCGTCAGTTGATTGCAAAAGTAGATGAAAATGACTGGTCTAAATATGTCCTCATCACTTTAATTTCTGATAATGGAACAAGAACATTTGCGGTTGAAGCAGGTGGGAGCCAAGAAAGCCTCCGATCGCTCACGGCAGAATTTAGCGGATAAGCTTGAAGCTCAAGGTCTAAAGCTACCACTCTATCCAACTCCTTCAGTTATTGAAAGAGCGCGATTAGTCATGGGTAGTATTGACTTTGATCCTACTTCAGATCCAGTTCAACAAGTACTTGTTGATGCTACTTCTGTACCATCGATACAGATCAATCCTTTACAGGAGCACTGGCACGGTAATGTGTTTGTAGCATCTAAAGGTGCTGTAAAAAACACACGACTATGGCTTAATAAAACCATCAGCGAATATCGAAATGGTCATGTTAAAAGCTTTGTATTTTTTACCAGTGCTTCTGAAATCTTACGTGCTTCACCTGTCATCTGGGATTATCCTGTCTGCATTCCATTCAAAAGAGTTAAACAGTTAAGAGCTACTAAGTCCGGCTTTGAAGCTGTATCTCCTTCTACTTGGAATGTAATCATTTATGGGCCTCCAATAGAAGCTGTACTAAATAATATCGATCGTATCAGCCTCTTCTACAATACATTCAGAGATATTGGAAGAGTTATATACAATGAGTATGCAGGAGACAACTGGTCTAAGGACTTAGACTTCTATGAAGAGCGTAAGGGTGATGTTTAATGAGCAAAAGTATCGCTAAGAGCTGCTTTATTCAGCTACCCTCTGGCGCTGCTGTACATCCCTGTAGGCTTATTCACAGAGATGGTACGCTTATGTGGAAACATGCATTCCTTTATCGGAATGAAATTACTGGTTATCCTGAAACTGCAGCGCAAGAATGCCATATCATTAAGACGGCACTTAGGCTAGAAGAGCTTAATGTTTGGGTCTCTAAAGATTTAGAACTATGGGATTCACTCGTGCCTTATTATTGGTTTGATCCTTCTGAACCTGAGCTATGCGACGGTATATCATGCTATTTCAAGCATTCAATACTTGATAACGATACTGTTTACTCTAAACTCTCTGATCACATACATGATCAAGAAAGCTTAGAACTACGCTCACAGCATCTGTTTTTTAAAAGGTGTTAATTGCCAGGATTCATATCCTCTAATTTACTGATCAATCGATTAAGATACCACTGTGCTTTTTCTGCATCTTGCAATGGCTTACCTTTAAGCCACATCCGTAGCAGATACTTCAATGCTTGTGCCTGCAGCATTCCCATTACTGGTTCATCTGCATCTTGAATAGCTTCTTCAATTACAGTAATAGCTTCACTACTACCTCTGGTGTAATGGGCTGGACTATTCACAAGATCGATTTTGACACAACCTTCGTCTGACCGATGGATATCATATTTCTTGTCATGAATGCTGATCGTATCATCCACTTCTTTTTTGTACTGCTTGTACCAATCATTTTCCCAATGCATATGTAGTCACGGTAAACACTTTCACTACCTAATATAGAATTAAACGTATGATAATGTGACCTATGGCATCACCAAAAGGAGACCCAACATATATTAAAAATAAAGAAAAATTCTTTCTTGAAATCTGCAAATTACTAGCAAAGGGGTCAACTCATCCCATGGCTCCTGGTGGTTGCGTCATTGTCCGTGATCGTGAGATTATTGGAGATGGTAGAAGTCTTGTTGCTAGTTGTAAGGTTGAAATAGATTGTATCTCATATGCAATTGCTACTGCAGCTAAACGTGGTACTCCTGTTGTAGGTTCTACTCTGTATAGCACTAGATACCCATTCTCTACTGCTATTTTTCAATGCTATTTAATGGGTATTAAAAAAATCATATACCTTGCTCATGAATGGGAACCTTTCTATAAAGATGAATTCAGACGTGCTGCACGCTTGGCACGCGAACTAATTATTTCAATCGAACCATATTTTGAAGATGAAGACAAACGCTTTACGGTTAACAAACAACCGGAGAAGAGCAATGACCCGGACGCCTGGATCCATTACAACCCATTTCAACAAGACGAATTCGATCCCGAATCAGCGGAAACTATCTATGACGAAGACTCAACTTCTCTTTGACTTAGAGAGCACAGGGCTATTACGCCGGGGCTCTTCAATACATTGCATTGTAATGCGTAGTCTAGAATTAAAAGACACACCAGTTGTCTTTGACTATCGACCAGAACGCAATCTAGATCTAGCTATTAAACAGCTAGAAATGGCTGATGTAATCATCGGGCATAACATTATCAGCTTTGATATTCCGCTGATCAAAGAACAGTTTCCTGAATTCAATTTCACTGGGGAAGCTATTGATACACTTGTACTCAGTCGATTATATTATCCAAATATTATCGAACGTGATTATGAACGTAAGCCTGATAACATGCCTCAAAAACTTTATGGGCGGCATAGCCTAGAAGCATGGGGCTATCGATTGAAATGCTTTAAGGGCGATTTCGGTAAGCAATCAGGTGCTTGGGATACCTACACACCAGAGATGCTTGATTACTGTATTGGTGATACAGAAGTAACACTCAAACTTTATGAACTTCTTATGAAGAAAGTTGATCTCTATTCTAAATAAGAATACAAAACATGACTGAAAACTATAGGTACACAGCAGAATTTATACACTGGTTAAATGAATGCCCATGTAGCTGGATATGGCTACAACATGCTGAAGATAGTATTACCTACAAATTCTTCCCTACAAAAATGACTGATGAAGAATTCTACCAAAACAACCCTGAGGAGGATCAAGATGGTTCCTGATTATGTGTTACTAGAAATGCGTATGGCTGAGCTAATGGCACAGCAAGAAGCATCGGGGTTCCGCTTTGATGTAGTAGCTGCTGAACGTGTTAGAGGTGAATTGGCTATAGAAGCCCAAAAACTTGAAAAAATAATTGGGACCCGATATAACTACGTACCTGGCAAGGTCTTCACACCAAAACGTACTGATAAAAAGAATGGCTATGTCAGCGGATCTCCTATGACAAAGCTGCTTCCTTTTAATCCCACATCTCGTCAGCACATTGCTTGGGCGCTTAAGACATTTAGAGGTGCTCGTTTTACTAAGCTTACTGAGACAGGTAAACCTAAGGTAGATGAAGCAATACTTTCTGAAATTAAAGACATTGCTTTGTCACAAGACAACCAACTCTTGCATGATGAATGTGAAATGTTTATTCGTTTACTGACATTACAGAAGTGGATGGGGCAATTATCTGAAGGTAGTAACAGCTGGTTTAATACAATTGAAGATGATGGTTGTATCCATCACAGCTGCTCCTTAGCTACTCAAACAGGTAGAAACGCACATCGAGGTCCCAACCTTGGGCAAGTGGTGAGTGCACCTTGGGCACGTCAATTATTTGTACCACATGTTGGGCACAAGATGGTTGGCTGTGACCTTGAGGGTTTAGAGCTGCGGTGCTTAGGTAGTTACTTAGCGCGTTATGATGATGGCAACTTCGCTTCAGTTGTACTCGATGGTGATATACACCAGCAGAATGCTGATCGTATTACTTCTCCTGAATTTCCTGTTACAAGATCGCAAGCCAAAGTTCTTTCTTACGCATTTATTTATGGCAGTGGTGACGTACGGCTTGGCCACATCTTATCTCCTGAGCTATCTGACGCACAAAAGAAAACTCTCGGTCAAGAGATAAGACGTAAATTCCTAGATGCTATCCCTGGATTAGAACCTTTAATTGAAGCAGTTAAAGTTAAAGTACGTGATAAAGGTAGACTTACTGGGCTCGATGGTAGACCTATATTCTGTACTACAGAGTATTGCTCACTTAATTATCTACTTCAATCTGCTGGTGCTATACTATCAAAGCGATGGGTTGTTATAAGTCAGCAGTTAATAGATGAAGCCGGTCTTACCTATGATAAAGATTATACGCGCTGTGCTTATGTACACGATGAACAACAGTTTTCTGTAATTCCATCTGAAGCTGAGCATGTTGCTGCACTATTAGTAGAGGCAGCACCTAAGGCAGGAGAGTACTATAATTTTAAAGTACCTATTACAGCAGCTTCAGAGATTGGTAATGCATGGGCTGATACACATTGAACTATGAATGAAGAAGAAGTACAACGAATGATTGATATCTCTATAGCGAGACACAATCGTAATGCAAGTATCATCAGTATCATTATTGGCTGGTGCATACTTGCAGCTTTTATGGATGGTCTCTTCCGTCTGATGGGGCTTATCCCACCCTTCATGGGAGTGGATATAAACCTCT